GCAACAACCATTTCAGAAGTAATCTTACCTTGGGAAGCCAAGTCTTTCAACGAAGACTCAGTGTTTAGTACACCCTGTGCGAACTTTTCAATTGCTTGATATGCCAGAGGTGCGCCCTCACGAACAGAGCGAAGTTCGTCACCCTGTAAAGTACCAGAACCAAGTGCCTGTGTTAATTGATACATAGAGGTGGACATTTCAGCGGCAGACGCACCACCTACAGCATAGGACTTGGTCATTATTTCTTGGAAACGAATGGCTTTGTCAATGCTTTGGTCAAACGCATCACCAGCAAGTGTCATTGTTTTAGACACATTCGCCATCATATCCGAGTAAGAACTACGGCTATTTTTAGCTGCGGCATACATTTTATCCTGTGCTTCTTTTGTGAAGTTCAGTGCCGCTTGCGAGTAGCCAATTTTACTACCAGAAGAGTCGTATGTATACGCACTGTCTCCCAATAATTTTCCAGCGATGTTGTTCAATCTGTTCTCAGAGCCAGTCAGTTGGTCTGCCCCTTGTATTGCTACTCTAATAGTACCAACGCCAACGAGTGCGCCAAATATTTTTTTAACATAACCCCAAATGCTACCGAACAAGTGGTTTGCGGGATTTAATTTAGAGACTGCCGCTTGAACCGAGTCACCCCACTTGGATAAGTTATTGGTAATCCTACTTGTCTTTGTTTCGACTTCGGTTACTTTTTGGGACGCTTTCTCATAAGCGGCGTTCACCTTATCTTGTTGCTGCTTTGTCTTGAGTGCCGCCAAGTTTAACTTCTCTTGTTGCGTTGCCGTCTTTGCCACTTCTGTACTTATTTTTTGCTGTTGCACTGCGGTTTTAGCGGCTTCTGTGGCAAGCTTTTGCTCTTGCGTTGCTGTCTTGGCAATCGCAGTTGCTAACTTTTCACTTTGAATGGCGGCTTTGGTAACTTGTGCCTCAATACCAGTTCTATTACTCGTATTGTTAAGTACCTTTTGTATACTCTTTATACGACTTTCTAATCGTCTTAATTTACTTTCAGCATCGGTAACATCGAGCTTCACCTTTGCTGTCAGTTGTTTAGAGGTTGCCAATTAAGTCACCTACCTTTTACGAGGCTTCTTAGCATTTATCTTTTTGTTATCAGCCTCGTCTCGTTCAGCTTTAATCTGAATCGAGGCTAAAATAAACGCCTTTTCTTCTCTCGTCATAGTTAATAATATGGTAGGTTTCCAGTGGAATTTATGGAGACAATAGTAACCCAAAAAGGAATCACTATCGTTCTCCATTATCAGTTTTTTGCTTCATCCACCAGTTCTTCCATACTCATATCGTAGCCGTTAATCTCCATAACCTTTGCCTTGTAGTCGGTGTATTCACCTGGCTTCAGCATCTTCTTTAACAGAGCGTCAGCACTCTTAACACCGTAAGAGTCTTGGAGTTCAGCGTCATTTAAATTAGGATAAACGGTACAAGCAACACACATCTTACCAATGTACTTGTCCGTGTCAGTTTCTTGATTATATTGACCACGCTTACCTGGAACTTGAACTTTCTTAGTACATTCCTTACGAATAGCTTCGTCCAGGTCAGAGTCAATAGCCTTGATTTCCCATTCTACAGGGTTACCCTTTGCGTCCTTGAAACGCTTAGAAGCAACATACTTTACGCTTTCATTATCGGCGGCATTACCAGCCATAAATACAGCAAAATCAGACATTATAAAATCCTCCCTATTTTAATTTAGTCATTTTTGTTAAAATGATGTAATTAAATGGGCGAATGACTAAATTAGCCATTCGCCCGCTTGTTAATTACATCACACCGTCCATTACAGAGAACTTTTCGGGCATCTCGAATCGTTCAACTGTAAAGTCGATGCTTTCGGTCAGAACATCATCGCTGTCAGCATCGAAAGCTGCCAGAATGACGGAGTCGAAGTTGCAGTCATACAGGATAATGGTCTGTCTGCCGATATCGGAAGCAGTGATATCCTCGTTGGTAATCTGCATATCGAAGTATAAGTCCTCACCAGTTTCCTGGAACTTATAAGCCAGTTCTCTCCAAATAGAAGTATTCAGATGGAACTCGGCAGAACCAGTAATAGTGGAAGAAGTGGACTTGTGACCACGGTTCATTCTACCAAGGATGGGTACTTCGGTCTTGTTCTTTTCGAAAGTAACCTCAACATTGATAGCAGACATTAAATTGTAACGGTTACCGTTAATGGTGACATAACATTCAGCCATCTTTGCGGAAACCGCATTGCGAGCGTGCATAGTCTGAGCCATTTATGTCAACCTCCTTTACTGAACTACCACGGTCATATACAGTTGTGCCATAGCGTTAATTACGGTAACAACATCGTTAATGACCACGGACTTCTTATTAGCACCCTGTTCTACAGTGAGTAAACCAGAGTTGAAAGTGTCGATAGCACGAATGGCTTCCAGCTCCTTGTGATGGGCAACAATGTCACCCCACAGGCTAACACGACCAGAAGCATCGTTAGGAATCTTACCCAGATACTTGGTATTGAACAGCTTGGCAATGTCATTGGCAATCTGGTCAATAACACGGATGGTCTGGTTGTACTTGAAGTCTTCACCCTTGTCGGCTGTCAGAGTAACCAGAGAAGTGATGTCCTCCAGCAGACGAACCTCACCGTACACCAGATGGAAAGCAATCTCACCATCGTTGATGCAAGCTTCCAGTTCCTTCTGGGTCTTATTGCACACAACATCGTACTCACCGTTGTAAGTCTTATTGGTGCAAGACTCGTTTACCTTACAACCAGCTTCTGCACCAGCTACCCAAGCAACCAGTGCGTGAGCATCGCCGTCAGAAACAGTAGATACAACATTGATAACACCTTCGTAATCGGCATTTTCGGTGTTGTAAACAACAACCTGGCACTTCTTACCAGCCTCGTCACGCCAAGACTTAACAGAACCAATGTATGCGGTAATCTCGGAAGACTCTGCGGTATAAGCACACAGAATGTTGAACTCATAAGGTTCTAATGCGGCAACTGCTTCTGCGGCAGTACCAGCTTCACCAAGGTCATAAACATAAACCTTGCTTGCGTTGCAGAAGATTTCACGCAGAGGAGCAACTGCTTCGGAATCGTACTTAACACCTAACAGTTCGGAGCAGTTACGAATGAAGTTCTGCTTAGTGACTTCGATAACAGTACCAGCTGCCTTATTCAGAGGTAATGCAATAGCGACAGTACCTCTCTCACCCAGAGCGGAAGCAACGCTGGTGGTACTTACGAAGTTAATGTAAGAACCAGGTAAAGTCTTGTTTTGGGTAACAAAAACGCCACCACCTAACATATAATCATTCCTTTCTTATTGAATGTGAGCGACCGTTTGAGTAATACCTTCCATACGGTCTTCATATGGCTTATCCACAACTGTAGCGAATCGATAAGTTACGAAAATCTGTAAAACATCGTCTACCATCTGATAACTTATATCCTCACCACGAAGTGTTGTGTTTTCGTATGGGAGATATTCTAAACACTCCACCGCTCGTTCAGCAATGTTATAACAATCTTTTTTCAGATTGGCTTCGCTGTCACTGAAATAATAAATAACCAAAGGCATTGTTCTGTCATATAATCTTGCGTTTTTAGACCGCTGTAACGGAATTATCATATCGACCGTAAAACACGGTGTAGTTAAATTCTGTTCAACATCTTCAACATAGTAATGATAGCCAGAACCAAAGGTAGTGCCTAATTGTTTAGTGACAGCATTTAAAGTTTTATTAACCATTAGAAGCACCCCTTCCACCATCTATACAGATGTTTGTTTATAATAGATTCGACTTTAGTTGTGTTTTGAAGGTCAAGGATACCTTTTTCAACGAACAGTCTGCCTTTGACAAACGGCTTCTTTAACACCATTCCACCGTCAGCAGTTGGGTCATAATAAAATCTGCCACCTATAAAGTGTCCAGGTATAAATCGTCCTGGTTTTTGACGGTGACCATCGTTGACCCAAGTCGCATATTCGGTTGGATTCACCAGCAGTACCTCAAAGCCAGTTGGGGTTTCGGTTACAGCAAAGTCGTTTCCGTCCCAACCGTTTATCAGCCGCCAAGTATCACCTATTGGTGTGTGTTGCTTAATTTTTTTAAGTAACTCGTGTGCAATTTCTTTAGTTGCTCGCTCCATTTCAGAAGCGAGTCTGTCGTAATCGCAAACCTTATCGGCAAACTCATACAACGCAGTAAAATCCCACTTGACTTCCATTAAGCGTTATCCTCGTACAATTCCAACACAATTTCTTGGTGGTTACAATACACGGCTGGCTTACCAGAACCTTTGTATTTTTCGGTAACACCGTGTTGGGTAATCTCGATTACAGAACCAGGCTTAATAACCAAATCTGGTCGAATGAAAAGAGTTATCCCTTGCGAAATAACGGCAGCACCATTTGCAATATTGGTAGATTGTTCTCTGTTATAAGACAATCGACACGGTTCGTTTTCAAGCACAGAAACTAATGTTTGGGTTGTCTGGTAGGTTTCTGGGTCAATTTTATCTGCATACTCGTAAACGGTACACAAACCAGTCCACAGGAGTGCGAGTGGGTTTTTCACCATCTCAGCCTCCGATGCGGAGTAATCCACTTATCGTAACCGAGTTCCAGCTTCTTAACAAAAGCATCGAAACGATTTTCGGGAGTGTCTTCACCTTGCCCAACCGCATAGGTCAGAGTAGTGTCACCTTCCTTGATGCTCTTGATAACAGCATCGTAATTGAACCCTTCCAAGCTACCAGAATTTTTCTTATAGTAGAGGAAATAGGAACACACTCTATCAATGAGCCGTGGTTCGACTATTTCTGGGACTTTGGTGATATTACAATAGTTAAGTGTATAGTTGGTAGCTTCTTCTAACTCAAAGTCAATAGCTGGGTAGTCGGCTTCAGTAGCCGTGTAGCCAAGATGAGCTAATCTATCAACTATCTTATTTCGTGTAACCATTCACTCACCCCCTTAAAATTTCAAGTAACTTTTCCTTATTCCGTGTATTCTTGATTTTCAAACCGTAGCCGTTTTCACGCATCCACTCCCGAAGTTCATTCGGTGTCATTGCGTCAAAGTCTGGTTCATCACAATTTTCCAATGCAATTTCCAGCGGTTCATCACATATTTCAACTTTGTTCACCGTAGTTTCAACGGTGTAGCCCTTGCTCTTGAACCACTCGATTAACTGATGGTCATCGGTTTCACCAATACCGTCCACAAATCGAACATTACTACGCAGACCGTTAAAATCTTTAACAGGAGCGTAAATCTTCATAATATCCTCCCCTTCGGGTATTATTACTCAGCCACTTCGGGGGTGCTACCCTCGATAGCGTCTTGCATCATAGTACCCAGTCGAACAATGTTCTCTTCGACCAGATGGGCTTTCATTTCAGCCTTTGCGTCCTGTGTCACAGCACCCAGATGCTCACCAGTGTAGTGACCATTGGTAGACAGACGCTCACCAGCAATGGGTTCGCCCCAAACTTGGTTTTGATACTTAACTTCGTTAGCCATATTATCAGTCCTTTCTATAAAGATGTGGTAGGGACATTTCTGCCCCTACCACTAAAGGAGGAGTAATTTAATTACTGAACCTTGATGTTACGGAAAGCACCAGCAGCCTTGGTAGACTTCAGAGCGCAACCAGCAACCATTTCAACTTCACCCTTCTTAACAGCACCAGCAGTGGAGAAGTCGGGCAGCCAAATCTTCACAGGAGCTTGACCAGCCATAGAGATAGCGTGGAAGCCATCCAGACCGAAGCGAACAGCGTACAGAGAAGTTACGCCGCTGTTGATACCAACGATGGGGTCGTTAGAACCAGCCTTAGCACCCAGGTCAACGAAAGGAATGTTGCCGTAGTACTCAACAGCTTGACCGAAGTCGTTCTTGGTCATCTGGTACATACCCATACGGCGGGCGATAGCACGGAACTTAGCAGCCATCTTGTTGTTGCACAGGATAGCGGAAACGCCGTCCATCTC